AATTCAATATTGTATCTTTTACCGTTTTTATCTACGCAAGTTGCAAAATCAACTGTTGCATCTGCATATTTGTTTACCCATGTGTAAAGTAATAATCCTACTTCTTGAGTTTTTAAGTTTAATACTTTTGTGCCAAACATTGTAAAATCTTTTTCCATGCTGTACCTCTTTCTTTTTATACTTATATTTTAACATAACATGTTATTAAAATCAAGTGATTTTTTAACAATTCTTAACATAAATACTACAAATGAATGAAATATTTTATAATGATTAAGGGTGAAGAATGAGCAATTTTAAAGCTGCTGATTATAACGAATATAATCATAAGTTTGGCTTTGATAAGTACAAACAGCTTTATGACCTCATGCAAGAACTTTTTAATTTGTTACCTTTTGATGAAAAGAATTATGAAGATGATTCTTTTTTTGTTTTTTCCGGCATGAAAGTTTTTATTGATAAAAAAAATGGCTCTTATTGTGAAATAATAAATTCTGGTTGGCTTCCTATGGATGAAAGAATTAAACTTCACGAACAGAAACTTGCAGCCTTTAAAAAAGATATTATACAACTAAATTTGTTCTAAAACTTGGAAGTTTCAGCAGCAAAAAAGAACCTACCATTTCAATATGGAGGTTTAATTATGCTTTGGAAGATAGAAAAAAGAAATATTGATGAACTTAAATCTTATGAAAAGAATCCTAGAAAATTCACAAGAAAAGGTTTAGCAGATTTGAAAGAAAGCATTAAAAATTGTGGTGATGCAAATATTATAACCATAAATGCTGATAATACTGTTTTAGGTGGCCATGCTCGTTTAAAAGTTATGAAACAACTCGGATTTAAAGAAGTTGATGTGAAAGTTCCTGATAGATTATTGAATGAACAAGAAGTCAAAGAAATTGTTGTAAGACTTAATGCTAATACTGCAGGTGATTGGGATATTGTAAAATTAAATGCTTTTTTTGATAAAGATTACTTAAAAGATTGGGGTTTAGACATTGATTTTGGACTTGGTAACGATAAAAAAGAAGTTATTGAAGATGAAATTCCTGAAAAACCAAAAGCAAGATGCAAGCAAGGTCAAGTTTGGAAACTTGGCCGGCATAAATTAATTTGTGGTGACTGTTTGAAAAAGGAAACTTTAACGGCTTTAATGGGTGATAAAACCGCTCATTTATACTTAACAGATCCACCGTACAATGTAGATTATGAAGGACAAGCCGGTAAAATTAAAAATGATAATATGACCGATAGTGTATTTTTAAATTTTCTTTCTGATGCTTTTTTGAATGCTGCAGAATATTTGAAGCCGGGATCAAGTTTTTATATTTGGCATGCTGATAGTCAAGGTTATATTTTCAGAAAAGCAGTAAAAGAAAATCTTGGTGAGATTAGACAGTGTTTAATTTGGCTTAAAAATTCTATGGTCATGGGCCGTCAGGATTATCAATGGATACATGAACCATGCCTGTATGGTTGGACTTCTGGTGATTCTCATTTATGGGCTGCAGATAGAAAACAAACAACAGTATTGCAATTTGACAGGCCACAGAAGAGCAAGGAACATCCGACAATGAAACCTGTGAAACTTTTTGATTATTTGATACGGAATAACACAAGAAAAGATGATCTTGTTCTTGATACTTTTGCAGGATCCGGTACAAGTTTAATTGCTTGTGAGCAGAACGGCAGAACCTGTTATTGTTGCGAATTAGACGAGCATTATTGTGATATTATTATTGAGAGATTTGAAAAACTAACAGGATTAAAAGCAACTGTGCTATAATATTTGTATGGGCAAGATAATGAAAGAAAATTTAAGACCATGCAAAACGACCGAGGAAGCAAGAGAACGAGGTCGCAAAGGTGGTATCAATTCAGGCAAAAGAAAAAAAGAAAAAAAGAAACTTAAAGAAATTGCTGAAATGCTGCTTGATATGAAAGCACCCGATAATGTTCTTGAGAAGTTTCAAGAACTTTATCCTGATCTTGATGTGGAAGGAATGACAAACCGATTAGCAATTATGCAACGGCTTATTTTGAATGCTCTTGCCGGTGATAATAAAGCATTTGAATTATTGCGTGATCAAATCGGTGAAAAACCAAAAGAAATTGTTGAAACAACTAATACAAACCTTAATATTACCAGTGAAAAGGTGATTAATTCAGTTTTAGATAAATTAAAGGATTTGTAATTTATGAAAACTTTTTTAGAAGATTATACAACAGCACAAGAAATTGCTGTTTTGAAACTGATTTGTGAAAACAGTTTAAAAGCTTTTATTAAAGTTATGCATTATTACAACACTCAATCACATTTTATTTTTAAGCCGTTTCATAATGATGTTATTCAGGCCCTTGAAAAAATTGCAAAGTATGAAACTACAAAAAACTTAATTCTTAATCTTCCTGTTGGTTTTGGTAAATCTCAAATCATAGAATATTTTAAGTCATGGTGTTTTGCTAGGAATAAGAACCTTTGTTTTCTTTATACTTCTTATTCAGATAAATTAATTATAAAATTATCTTCTGAAATTATGGAAATAATGCAGTCTGAACCGTATCAGGCAATGTGGCCTTATACATTTAAGAAAGAAAAGAAAAGCAAAGCAAATTGGAGCATTGAGGGTTCTGTCGGTCGTGCCGGTTTAACTGCAGGTTCTATTGGTGGAACAATTACAGGTCTTGATGCAGGCAACCCTGCAGTTGAGGGTTTTTGTGGTGCGTTGATAATAGACGATCCAATGAAAGCCGGTGATGAAATTTATGAAACAAAAAGAGATCTTGTTGTTGAATATTTTTCAAGAAAATTGCCTTCACGTTTAAGACGTTCTGACGTTCCTATTATTCTGATTATGCAGCGGCTGCATGAAGAGGATTTGACAGGTTACATTAAGCATGAAGGGAAATTCGGTTCAGGTTTAACACCGGAACAAAAAAAAGAATGGGAATCAGATTGGGATTGTATTACCGTTCAGGCCCTAGTGGATGAACAATCTATCTGGGAAGAAAAAGTAAGCACAAAAACATTATTGAGAGAACGAGACCGAGAGCCATGGTTTTTTTATCCTCAAAGGCAGCAAGCACCGAACTCAAACTTTAATACACACTTTAAAGGTTTACAGTTTGAGGATAATGAAAGCAAAATTTATAACGGAATTGGCCATGTAGATAAATCTTTTGGTGGTGAGGATAGCACCGCATTAACGATTATAAATAAAGTTCCTTTCTTTAATGAAGAAGAGGAATATATAAAAGATGATATAATAATGTTTGGTAAGAAATGGGATAAACATATTGATGAATGTATTGATGAAGTTAATATGTGGTGTGAAAGGTTTAGATGTGGCACAATTTACACAGAAAATAATGACGATAAAGGATATGTAGCAAAAAATAATGACAATTTTGCAACTTATCACGAATCAATGAATAAGCATCATAAAATTATGACATACTTGTATTCAAATTGGAAAGATGTTAAATTTTTAAAGGATACAGATGAAGATTACATCAGACAGATACAAAGTTATGAAGAAAAAGCAAAGCATGATGACTGTCCTGATAGTGCTGCGAGTGCAATCCGACTTTTAGAGGGTGAAGGTGTAGAAACGGTTAGTGGAATTATGGTATAATAAAATTATGATTAAAGTTTTTGATACAGAAATTAATGAAAAAAATATTGCGGATTGGATTGAGAAATTCAAACAGGGCCGTCAAAGTGAATTATTGAAACTTGAAACATATTATCAAGGTAAAGATGATATTGGTAAAATAGTTCAGGGTAAAAACCGAATTGACAACAGAGTTCACACAAATTTGGCATATATGATTACAAAGAATGCTGTTGATTATTTTATTGGTGAACCTGTTTCATATTCTTATGATAAATCTTTCAAAGAAGCAGATTATGTTGATGATTTGCAATTTAAGAATATTGAAGATGCTGAAAATAAAAAAATTGCAAAAGATACTTCAAAATTCGGGAAAGCTTATGAACTTATAAATATTAAAGATAACAAAACTCTTTATTACAAAAGGCTTAATCCTTTAACTACTTTTGATATTTTTGATA